CAACAGCTTGCGGCGCTTAATCGCCAGCTACTCGATGCGGGTGCCGCGGCGGTGGTGTATTCGGTGTTGTTCCCTGAAGAGGATCGGTTTGGCGGTGATGCTGAGTTTGCTGCCAGCATGGCAGAAATCCCCGCATTCCTATCGGCTGTCGCTACCACGGATACCGACCGGCAGGATGGCTGGGACATTGGGGTCGCCACAATGGGGCCGGTGCTTGAACATGCGTTCAGCTACTCGGGGATCTTGCCAAATGTGGATGTATTGCAGCAGGCTGCTGCGGGTACGGGGGTAGTCAACACGGCGCCAGAGGTCGATGGGATGGTCAGGCGCATCCCGATGCTGGTCGCAATCGGTCCGGCGGAGGCTTTGTACCCGGCCCTGGGCCTCGATGTGCTGAGGGGGCTGGCTGGAGACCCCTCATATCAGGTCAAAGCGTCAGAGAGCGGCATACAGGCGGTCAGAATACCGAGTTTTGACACGATCAATACAGATGCGAGTGGAAGGGTCTGGATAGACTGGGCTACGACCTTTTCTGCCGAACCCGTAGCCGACACCATCGTTTTCGTGGGCGTCACCGCTGCCGGGGTCTCCCCGCTCGTCCCGACCCCCAGGGGTCTGATGTATCCCCACCAGATTCAGGCCACTCTGTTTGAAACTTTGCTAGCCGGAACCTCGCCCGTTCGACCGGATTGGGCCTTGGGTGCCGAGATACTGGCGATATTGTTGCTAGGGCTTTGTACGGCCCTGGGTGCGAGCCGTTTGCCGGTTATGAATGTCCAAGCAGGCATACTGATAATCTGCGCTCTGACGGCCTCTGCCTCCGTCTGGGGCTATTGGCGGTTCGGCCTGTTGGTGGATGCTGCATGGCCTGTGTTGTCGAGTCTGACGATTGGCGGGGTTGGCGTGGGGCAGCGGATGATCAGCGAATACCGCCAGAAACTCCAGATCCGGGCGATGTTCGGCACCTATGTGAGCCCGAAGCTGGTGCAACAATTGGTCGATGATCCAAGCCTTTTAGTGTTGGGCGGAACGAGGAAAAATTGTACTTTTCTGTTCAGCGATATCGTTGGCTTTACCCCCATATCCGAGCACTACAAAAACAATAACGATCCCGAGGGTTTAGTCAGCTTAATCAACCGCTTGCTGTCAGCAATGACGGATGTGGTGTTGTCGCTCGATGGCACAATCGACAAATACATGGGTGACTGTGTGATGGCATTTTGGAATGCCCCCGTGGACTGTGAAAACCATGAAAAACAAGCTGTTATGTGTGCTGCGCGGATGATGGTCGCCTTAGAGCATTTGAACGCGGAAATTGAAGCAGAGGGGTTACCCCGGATGGGGCTGGGCATCGGCGTGAATAGTGGCCCGTGCGTCATCGGTAACATGGGAGGGTCAAAACGCTTCGACTACTCAGCTATCGGCGATGCGGTGAATGTGGCTTCGAGGCTTGAATCCAGCACCCGCAAGTATGTTCACAATGTTCTTATAGGAGAAGCCACTGCCAAGGTCGTCCCTGACCTAGTAAAGCATGTGGACAGCATAGAAGTGAAGGGGAAGTCCGAGAAGCTGGAGGTCTACACCTTGTCCGGTCAGGCGATCCACGAGGCCCACCTAGCAGATCATTTGATTCTGTGAAAGAAAATGGAAAAGGGTTGACTTCTTCTTTTCCACATAGAGCGACTATTTAGGTCGCCTATGTGGAAAACTAGCATTTAGGTACGTCTTACGCCCAAACCTCCCCAAGAGCAGTCATAGCCCCAAAAACGGGCCTGTCGGCAGCAGGCTGGAAAACTACTATGGCACTTGGGAAAGGAGCGGAATTGGTTGCGCCCTGGAAGCGGAGTCGCCCCTTGATGAAATATATTTTTGCCGCCTGCATCACATATTCGTGCCACCAGCGGGTATCAGTCCGGCTGGGGAGCAGGCAGACCACCATGGCACCGTCGTCTGCCGATGCTTTGGCCTTGGCAACCCAGCGTTCGATCTGGCGCCCGTAGGGCGGGTTCATCCAACAAATACCCCGCCATTCTTGAGAAAGTCCGTCATCTGCCAGGGTGAAAAAGCGGCGGCACTTGGCATTTTCAGCCGTGGCGCACACGTCCAAAGTAAACCCGGAATGGCTATCTAAGGTTTTGAACAAACTACTTGGCGTCCCCCAGTCATCCTTTGCTGAGGAAAAATGTACTTCCTGCATCAAGTCAGGCGGTCAGTCCAGCCAGGGTCTGAGCCAGCAGCCACATCCCCTATTTCGATCACCTCAAGACGATAATCGAGGTCAGTAGGGTCTGAGCTGTCAATAACCTCTACCCGGTCTAAAATGTCGTCCTCCAGCTCGAGCTCGATAAGCAAATCTATGTAATGCTTTGCTTTTTTTAAGTCTTCGATGCCACTGCCGCTGTCTTTGCGCCAGCGACAAACATACTTGATCACATTCCCGACCGCGTAGCCCAGGCCGTTGCGCTCGATGAACTCTAGCGGCTGGATAGCCATGTCCTTGTAGTGGGTACCGCCAATTTGTTTATCGAATTCGCTCATTTAATCCATGTCCCAGTTGAAATCTTCCTCCGGCAAATCGCTGAAGGCGCCGGTCGCAACATCGTATTGCAACATTTGCTCACCCCGCTTGGCAATCCAGGGGAAGCGAGCCTTCCAGATACTCACGATCGGGGTGTGATCATTAGGGTCGCTGGTCCTGAACAGGGAGACCCCAACATCGGCTTTCGCCAGCCATGATGCAGAGCCGGATATGGCATTACCATCGAGCGGCTTTTCAATAGCATCGTAAGGACGTTTCGTGGGGTGAGCGCAGAAAAAAGTTGATAATTTATGTGCTTGTGAGAATTGGATGGTCCTACTGAGCATTTCCGAAATGCCCAGGTGCTCATTTTCGTGTTTAGACTCCAAAAAATTGTACGGGTCGATAACGAGCCCTTGAGTACCTTGCCGAAGGATCGATGAGGCGGTTCTATCTAAAATGCTTTTTAGGGTAGCCACCTCACCATCGCGATTCTCCAGAAAAACAAAATGATCGTTTATCCAGTTTGTCGAATCTCTGAGCTCGTCTTTGCTCATGCGCTCCTTCGGTCCTTCAAAAAAAGGCTTGCCGGTGTACAGAGCTGCGAGCTTCAATATGTGTATTTTGACGGGGTTTTCCATGGAGCAGATGGCCCAGCGCATACCGTGGAGTCGCGCGCAATTCACCATGACCGCATCGATCCATGCGGACTTACCATGCCCCGGCATTCCGGTCACGACATACAAGCCCGGTGCGATCGTGATCAGGTCGTCCAGAGAGTCAAAGCCTGTGCTTAGCCCTTTCCCTGTACCGCCAGCCTCGTACAGCTCGAACACCTCATCCTCATAATCGTTTGCGCTGAACACGCCCGCCAGCGGAACTGGAGTAGCTGCTTCGATTATCTCCCGCAATCTCTCCGGGCCTTCAACGCCCAGCACAGCGTTGGCATCCTTCAGCTCGGTCGAGAAGGCTACCTCCCAACATTTGCCCAGACCAACGCGCCGCCCGATCTCCTGTTTGAGAATGTCGCCAGGACCATCATGGTCGGTTGCTAGAATTATCTTGCCGCATGTTTCCAGCAGTTCCCGAGCTTCCCAAAGGTAGTTGAACTTGTTGCCGTCGTCGTTGCGTACAAATTTTGAGGGAGCGCCATTGGGCACACTGACCGCAGGTATCCCCGCCTCGGCAAAGCTCAGCGCGTCGATCTCACCTTCGCAGACGACCAAGGGCTTATCAGCCATGTCTTCTGGCAGGTGCTCGAGCCCGTAAAATGTCTGTGCTGCGCCAGATTGGGTAAAGGCTTTATCCTTTATGCAGCGCCATTTGACCGCGCTGGGTTCCTCTGAGTCGCCATACACAAAGCCTACGGCCAGTGACTCACCCTGCTTCTTGCCGAACCAACGAATGTCAGTCACCACGCCATATTGGCGATAGGTCTTTTCAGAAATATTTCTCGACTCCATGAATGTTTTCAGCTCCCGGTCATGGGTCGCGCTGGGCAGCTCGATCACGTTTGCATGGCCCGGTGCAGTCAGGAACTCGTCCAGCGGGTCAGTCGTGATCGTCTGAGAATAGGGCTTTTCTGAGATTTTGCCGGAGATATTGCAGTGGTGGCAGAAATAGATTTTATCGCTGCCGTCTAAGGTAATGGACAGTGTTTTTTCTTTAGATTTTTTTCTACTCGGGGAGCAAGCGGGGCAAATTAGGCGTGTGTCTTGTAAGCAGCTCATAACTGCCAGTTCTACTTTATCGGTCATCGTGGTCTCCTCGCTGGTGATTTTTTGTTCGATTTTAACTATAATCCACCTGTGTCCGGTTTGGTCGCCGGTCCCACAGTCGGCTCCTCGCTGGCTTCCGAAACCCCCAATTTCAGCTTCGGCGGATTTTGGGGGTTTTTTATTTCTATCTGTTTCACGCGGATTTCTGCTCGGGAATTATTTTTGTCGAGCGCCCAATATAGGATTTGTCGTTTAACTTGTCTATCGTTTTTGTAAACGAAGCCCTCCATGCAGTCGAGAATTAAACTTGGGTCCAGGTCCGGCCGACGACTGGCATAATAGATCACTATTTCGACCTCCAAATCACCCTCAAGCAACTCCGCCAATCTCGGGCATTGTGTCTGAAAATCAGTAACATAGCGCCTTGCAGGGGCGCTTTTTATGAATCTCGGTTTGCCGCCAATCGTAACGAACTTGCGGCTGTTAGCTTTGCTGTGTGGCTGTCCGTAGACAGTAAAGGATAACTCTCTTTGTTCTTTACATTGCAACGGCTGAACCTCTATACTCGCAACTATCTTTCTCGAAACAACGAAACTTTAAGGAGCAATTATGAAAATTGAGCGCGGAATACCGTTGCCGGCGACGCTGAGTGACCGCGTGGAGGTCGGTCCATTGCCTTTGAGCGAGATGCGGGTGGATGAGTCCATACGGGTGGATGCTAAAAACGGCCGGGAGCTCGAGCGCAAGTACAATGCTTGTCGCATAAGGCTTCAACGCTACACCAAGAAATATCCCCATATCAAATTTAAGCTCGCCAAGGATTCTGACGGCAAGGGCCAATACCTTCGCATCTGGAGGGTGTCTCGTGCCGTTTGAAAACGACCTGGGCCTGCTTCCGCCAATATACCGGGCGTTGATCCACGATTCATATGATGCGGGAGACTCAGACACGACTACTTCGAGCTTCATCGGTAGTGGAAGAATAGCCCAACTGAAGAAAAAACACGCGCATGAGATAGAAGTGCCCGTCAGCGGAAAATTATTCAGTGCGCTCGGAACTGGCTTCCACAATGTGATGGAGAACGCGGTCGGGGATGATGCCATCACCGAGGAGCGCATCTTTTGGGACCATCCCAACGGGATGCGAGTTTCAGGGGCCATCGACCTTCAAATCATCAAGGATGATGGCACGACGATCCTGGTTGACTACAAGGTGACTGGCGCATACGGGGTTATCCTGAACAGCGCGAATGGCGGCGTCAAGCCAGAATGGGAAAGGCAGCTCAACAGTTACCGATACTTGTTGGAATCAGCTAAAGGCATAAAAGTATCAGAGCTCTACGTTCTGGCAATACTCCGAGACTGGAAGTCCTCAGATGCGGGAAAGCCTGACTACCCTGATGCGCCCATCATGCAGATCCCCGTGCCTCTTTGGACTTGGGAGAAAACTCAAGATTACGTCGAAGAGCGAATTGCCATTCACCAACAAGCGGCCTACTCCGTTCTCATCGGCGAAGAACTTCCGCTGTGTACGGCGGAAGAGATGTGGGAGCGCCCTGAGAAGTTCGCGGTGATGAAATCCGCGACTCACAAGCGCGCCAGCAGACTACTGGACTCGATGGAAGAGGCTGTGACCTGGGCGGAAGATCCGCTGAACGGCATGGGCGCCAAGCACGTCATTGAGCACCGGCCGGGCAAACGAGTGCGCTGCGAAGACTGGTGCGAGGTTGCGCCGTTTTGCAGTCAGCACAAAGACTACACGGAGAAGAACAGTGACGATTTTTGACTTAGACCAATCTATTACCGTCGAGTTCCAGGGCGGCGTTGATGCGATGGAACGAAAGATGTTAGGTCTTTGGGCCGACGAGCGGATGAAAAAAGCCAACATCGGCATGCAGCTTGTAGACGGGCAAGTGGTTGTGTCTAGCAATCAACGTGTTGTTACGCGGTTGCCATTCGCCCTGTTCGAGCGGCTCGCGGTGAAAGAGATTGGCGACATAATTGTGCGAGAAGCTACATTTAAAATTTAACAGTAAGGAGAAGGACGTGAGCAGCGAGGATATGACCTACGAAAAAATATGGAACACCCTTAACAGGGTGGACTGCAACGAACACACGGAGAAAAAGGGGGGTCTCACCTATTTAAGCTGGGCCTGGGCTTGGGGGATGCTCATGGAGCATTATCCTATGGCGGCCTTTGAGTTTAGTGATAACGAATCCCATGCCGATGGCACCATGACGGTCCATTGCACGGTGACGATTGGCAAATGCCAGCGGTCCATGTGGCTACCAGTAATGAACTACAAGAATGCAGCGATTATTAATCCTAACGCGAGAGATATTTCAGACAACAAGATGCGTTGTCTAACCAAGACTCTGGCTCTCATGGGTCTGGGTCACTACATTTACAGTGGCGAAGACACGGTTAATGCAGGTTCGACGGCAGAGACGGCTGTTGAATTTAAGTCGAGCTCGATCCAGAAGCCGATTGTTCCAATGGCAGAACCTCCAGCACAAGCAACGGTCAGGATCGGCGCAAAACAACGGACCCTGGAGGCGAGAATGGCAAAGCAAAAAGAACTGGTCGCTTCGGCCACGGCGGAAAGTATTGATGGCGTGATGGATTTTGTCTTCCGCACAATCGCCGGTTTCGCACTGCCGCCGGAAGGGGCGGCCAAAAAAGCGGGCGACCCTGACACCGTTGCTGGCTGGATCGACAAATTCACCAGCAGCAATGGGAACAAAAAAACGCTGATTGATTTGTACAACGCAGGATTTAAAGACGAGGTTAAGGCGCTGAACAAGCGGCTGGAGCCCTTGCGCGCATTATCGATCGAAGAGATGTACCAACTTTTAAACCAAGAAGAGGAGAGTGAGAATGCCTGACAAGTATCCGAAAACCAAGCAGGGCGGTTTGTGGCGGAACAAAGATGCGGATGAAGCAAATAGACAACCTCCGTACAGGGGTCACTTGGTTGTCACCAAGGAAATGCTGAAAACCCTGGTTGTGCTTATGCAAAATGATGGATGGGAGAAGAAAGGCCAGAATCCCGATCTCGGACCGAGGATAAACCTTGCCGCTTGGTTAAACGCATCCAAAGAAACCGGGGAAAAATACTTCCACGTTTCCGGTGACGTTTACTATCCGAAGCAGTACAACCATCTCTTCGACAGCAGCCAAGAGGCTCCAGCGCCTGCTCCAGCGCCAAAACCAGTCGAGATAGAGCCAGACGATGATGACTTCCCGTTCTAAGGGGAGCGAAACCCGTCTGGATGAAATGCGCTCCCAGGTTGAAGTTTTTCATACGGAGCATCCGCGAGTGTGGGATCTCTTTGTGGAGTTTACGATGGATAGAATAAACAAGGGCTTTGTGAATTATTCAGCGAAGGCGATCTTTGAACGTATTAGATGGGAGGTTGATTCGGTCGGGGGTGATGGCACCTACGAGTTTAAACTTAATAACAACTGGCCTAGCTTTTACGCCAGACGGTTTATGCGTATGTATCCGAAGCACGACGGGTTCTTTAAAACTAGGCGTCAGACGAGTAGAGAAGATTGTCCAACTCAGATGTCGCCGCTCAGACCAAGAGACTATCTGTGATCGTGAGCGACCAGCCAACAATCGACAAGGGCGTGCCGCTTCCGCCTGCCCGGTTTAACGAAGGGCATCCTTTTGCGGTGCTGAGAAAATTGCAGGTGGGTGACAGCGTATTCTTCCGCGGCGTTATAGCCGGTAGCAATGCTTACAAGGTGCTGTCAAATAGGATGTCCTACCTCAAAACGACCCAAGAGTTTATGCTGACCGCTAGGTCCGTTGTCGAAAACGGCGATCGTGGCGTCAGGGTATGGAGAAGGGGAGCCTGAAAATGCAATGCTCTTGTGGAGGCGAAACAAAAGATCATAAAGTTCAAAAAAATTACGAGATCATCGGTGAATACGCACGTTGTAAGGGCTGTGGCCGGACATACTGGCCAATAAGTTCTTGAGAGTAGTGGAGGAAGCGAATGTGAGCAACTATGCGCCTGAATACGCGCTGAAAAAACGCCGCATATCCGCGGTAAAGAAAGCCTTGAATACGCCGAATTTGCCGGTGGATATGCAAAGATACTGGCAGCGCGTACTAACTCATTTGCAGAGGAGAAGCACTATGATGACCAATAAACCAGAAATCGTGATGCAGCAGCTTCAAAACGGCATGGAAGAGATTATTTGCCTGTTGGAAGAGATCCTCCGCAGTCTGAAAGGGAAGGACGCTAAAAAGCTAGGCAATGTGACCAGCCTTTCAGAGCGCACCAACCAACACTAAGATCGTTCTAGTCGGATATCTGAAAGCAGGTCGATCAATTCCTGCCTATGCTTTTGTAGGCGCTGATCGATCTCATCGAGCGTTTCAATGGCGCGCTCCAGGCGTTGCCCCAACTGCTCTGGCGTTGGTCTTTCCGCCTCGAAACGACGGCGCTCCTCTAGCTGTCTCTGAGCCTGCCAGGAATCGCTGTCGTCCTCCATCGAAATGCAGATGTCATGGTGACTCATTGTTCGGCCTCCAGACGTTCCCGTCCCACACACCCTCTATCCACTTGCCCTTCCCATCCTTCATGCTCCATTCGCGTAGCTTTTCCAGAATCAGGAAATTAGCCGTATAGCGCGGGTTTTTTGCTGCCCGTTTGATGATGTCATCACAAAGTTGATCATCGCCGATCAGGTTCGCTATTGCGTCGAGCGCGTTCTCGCCATCCTTGCCGCATGGCAGAGACTTGCTCAAGATTTTATCGACCTGATCTCGATCTTCCCGTGTTTCCGGCATTACCCATGTTCCCATTTCATTCTCCCATTGGCTTAAAAACGCAGGAACCGTCTGGCCGAACTTGGGCAACTAGGGTGTCAGTCACGCCGATTAGCTGATATGAGCCATCTGGCTGCTCAGAGCTCAGTTCCTCACATATCCACTCGTGTTCGCAAGAATGGCTATTGAGCTCGTGCAGGCAGCAAGAATACTTGTGGAAAGCGATCTGAAAGGTCATTTGCTCCCCCCCGGCATCATCCGATCGTATTCAAAATCGAAAAGGATGGGCATGCCGCTCCAGCTCTCCTCAGAGCCTATTTCGACGGTTGCCTCTAGCCCAAACTTATCCCTTTCGGCACCTGCATCGTTAATAACGTCAAGCCACCATTCGTACAGCCGTTGCTGGCTACGTTCGTTGTTTGGAACGCTGCCATCTGCCTCGAGCATGTGATGGTCCTGTAGGTGCTCGGCGACGTTCGCTGCGTGGAGCTCTACAAACTCCTTGATGATTAGCAATTGGTATTCTTTGTCGGTCATTTCGATTTCCTCTCTTCAAGCCATTTTTCGACGTGATACGGAAGCCTGTTTTCGGCTAAATAAAAGATCACCTCGCCAAGTGATTCTTCAGTTATGTCCCCATTTTCTTGGTACACCGCGAGATTTTCTGAGTAGCGAACAACTTCTTTTAGAAGCGCCTCTTTTTGCTCTTGGATCAAACGATCAACCATGTCTCTCAATGGCGTAGAAACGGCTATTCGGTCCATGCCAGGCAAATCCTCAATTGCGCCTAGATAGCCCTCGACAAATAGGGTCTCATAGGACTCGGCATAACTTTCATCGCCGATCTTGACCATCAGGCAGGGCTCAGAAAATATGTCGGGTCTTGTCACCTCGCCATCCTGCACCCATACCTCCACAGTGTTTTTTAGAGCCGCGTGCTCTTTTTGTGCCGCCGCAAATGCCATTGCATTTGCTCGACAGCGATCTCCTATCGCCTGGTGGAAATGCCTCTCTTCATAAGATCCTGGGTTGTTTTCAGACGGCCAGCGAACTGTCCATCCGCCCTGCGAATTTCGCATCGTGGTTATTTTTTCCATCATCACTCTCCTTTCAGTTTCCTCTTTGGAAGTTATGAGTTTCGTTGCTCTACCTGCAACCGCAGCATTCTTAAGGAGTAGTCACTTATATCGTCATCCCACCACGCGGGATTCAGATGCCAGTGTTCCCGCGTCAAATGGATAAATCGATAGGAGTTGGTAACACAATCGAACTCATCGTTGACTGTGTAATCCTGAAACTCTATATAACCCTTGTTTTCCAGACTGCCCAACACGCCACCTATGACTTGGTCGGCATTTTCAATAGCGCCGTTTTGCTCGACATATGTATTCCTCACATCCCATGCTTCGCAGTCTGAAAAACCAGGCTCGTCGTAGAGGTTAGTGATCAGGGCCGCTAACACCGCGTTTTCCTTCTTCGTCAACGTTTCAATCGGGAGCGTTTCTATAATGAAGTTGGTCATTCACACTCCTGACATTTCTGAGCGGGTATGGTGCCCCCAGTCAGCATTGCGCCTAAAAACATCACGGCACATTTACTGGCGGGCTGCTTCTCGCTGATTACTAGGTCAGCAGCATGTTCTTCAAAATGCCAGCTAACGCGATTTTCCCAGCAGACAATGGGATCTGATGATTCGAGTGAATCTTCCTCGCGCATTTCGGATAAAGGCACTTGCGATATAAGAAAGCCCGTTTCGCCGGTTTCTTTGTCCGTTACGACGGACATTGGATAAGCCTCAGGATCAATACCGGCTGCGCTTAACCCTGCCTGGATGTGATCGCAGAAAATCTGCGCGTTCTTACCTAGTTTTTTACCCATCTTTCCCCCCGTCTATTTCATTAAGGTTGCTATGTTCGTAAATCATTTCGATTGCGGCTTGGCTCATTTCTTTCTTGGGACACAGGCATGAAGCGGCGGCAAGCAGATGTAACCAGGACTCCATTTCATTCATGCCAGAGTTCTGGCAATGCTCGATGATCGAGTCTGCGTGGCTGGAGTTAAAATCTAAGTCCATTCCAAAAATCATATTGGTGTCTCCGGGCTGCTACAGGAAAACCAAGGATAGACTCATTTTAAGAGCTTTGCAACAATGCCACTCTTATACACATTTAGTTTTTATTCGATAAGTCCCTGAGAATCATGAGTCCCTGAGACCCTGAGAGTGAGGCGCAGCCGGAAAAATCGGGGCCGCAGCCCCGATCTCCCGGTTGCCAGGTGCGGATCCGCACTCAGTCGCACCGCACGGGCATCACCACACCCTCGGCCGCGCACGGATCCTTTACATCACTGAGGGAACGAACCCGGACAGCCGATCCGGCGTCGTATATGTCCAGCACGAGAATGGGTTCCTTCCCCCGCCCGTTAACTGCTAGCGCATTCGCCAGTTCCAGTAGATAGCGGGCGTTTAATCCGATCCGCATCGTCGGCGCCTTGCTTGTGTCAGGTATCACCCGGGCGTAGTCCGGGAATTTCCCGTCGTCGGGATCATTCCGTTCATAAGACACTGCCGTGGCGCCGTCGGGCGATTGCAGCGTTACGTTCCCGTTACAAAGGATCTCCGCATCGTCCATTTTCATCCGCCTGGCGTCCTGAATGGCCGCCAGCGGCACGGGGCCGGTGGTGTCATCCGGATGCACTTCTACCGGG